CAGAGGATGCTTGCATTGTAGAACCTTCAGTGCGAATGCTCCCTTGAACCACTGGTGAAATACTTGGTGCTGACTTACCCATCAACTGCATAAACGCAGCAGGTGACTTAGCAGCCATACCTTGTAATTCATTCATTGGCAAACCTAGTTCAGAAGCTTTCTGTTTTACAGCAGAAGATGCTTCAGTCCCATAGGCTTTTTCAAGTTCCGATTCAACGATTGCAATGTTGTTCTTTGCAGAATTTTCTTGCTCTCGCCTCTTCAGGGTCTGTTCTACTAGGCTCTCAATGTTTGCTTCACTCGAACTAAACTGGGTATTAGTTGCATTCGAAGTGCCACTATTATTATTATTAGGATCAGGAAGTTCGGCTGTGGTTGCCGAGGCCATTTCTTCCATCTTAGCTGTAACTCCAAGTCTGTAGGCTTGTTTCTCTAGGTCATCTTTTAAAGCAGCATTCTCTTGTTTCATTTGCTCAATGAACTTGTCTGCTTCTAACTTTCCTTTTGCTAACGCCTCTACATCGTTAAATTTACGTCCGTCTCCTACAAGATCACCCAAGACTGAAGGGCTGGTCGGCTCCTCAAATGCTGATACTTGTTCACTCTGTGTTGCAGGGGTCACCTGATCCTCAGAAAATACACTCATTGTTATTCCTTATCTAAGTTAATTAGATCCAACACAGTGGTCACTGCTCTGTTGTATCCGTTTCGATCTGCCTGTTTATAAGCCCAAGAAGGGGAATCATAATCATTTGCAGGGGTTGTATCCTTTAGCATAGGCTCTAGGATTTCTTTAAGACGGTCTAATCCCTCTCTCTGGGATTGCAGTGTTTGTGCTACCGCCTCTTTTTCTTTCTTTGTCTTACAGTCTTTGAACCAAGCTGCCTTCATTCAATAGGCTCCTCAGAAGCTTCCTCAGTAGCCATCTCTAGCTCTTGGCTACCCTCTTCTATTTTTTCTTCTTGATCAGCCTCATACTCAACCTGTGCCTCTGTGACAACCTTCTGAGTTTCTAGTTGTTCAGATACTGCAACGTTCTCACCGAATAGAGCTGGTTCACCTAGTTCATCAGCTAACAATCTAGCAAACTCTTTACCTGATAGATGTGATGCAACACTTGGGTCAGATGCTTTGATCTGGTACATAGTAGTTAGGTTCTGTACACGTTGTGCTCTTTCAGCAAAGTGTCTAGCACCCATCGGTACAATCTTACCGTTAGACTTAATGTCATCTCTTGTAATCTGTGTGAAGAAATACAAACCAGTATCTTCGTTTAGTACCTTAGCTGTATCTTCGTAATCCATGTTACGTCTAGATACTTCCAACATAGCATTTAAGATTGGCTCTAAGAATACTCTCTCGAAGTGAGCTGTCTTGTGCTGGAATATTCTACCTGCTGCAGTCATAAGTTGGTTAACTTCAAAGGCTGTCTTCTCACCTGCACTACGGATACCCATAGCTTCTCTTGGTGCTCCAGCCATCATCTCCATCTTAGCTTCTAGGTTCTGTATTTGGAAGTCAGCATTCAATGCTGTACTGTCAGGTACTAGGTAACCTACATCACCTTCATCTCCTAAGTATATACGAGCATTAGGTTCGAAGTCAAAGTCCTCTACGTCACCTCTTATCTTTAATACAGGATAAGCTATCTGATCAAATACATCTGCCTTGAGGTTCTCTAAGTGATCTATTCTGTACTGCATACCCACTAAGTTATCTAGTGGTCCCATGCTGTACAAGTTATCTGGTCTGTCTCTCCAACCTACATGGAAGATAGGATCTCTACCTAAGAAACTAGGGTTCTCTTCATTAGATAAAACGTAGGCTCTATCAACGATAGTTATAACTCTGTTGTTTAGGAACTCACCCTTCTGTGTATCGTAGATATCTCCATAGAATGTTAGTACCTCTACGTAGTCAGATTCGTAGTAGTCAGTTAAGTTAGAGAAACCATCAGCTACAAAACCTTCTGACTTATCTACATCTACTTCGTTACCTTTAGCTGATCCTCTATTGCCGAGCATCTTATCAAACACACCACTCATGTAGTCTTTGTCAGGGGATGTCTCAACCATACGTTGTACTTCACCTAAGGTTAGAATAGACCTAACAATCTTTGGTGTATCTGAGAACTCAGCTGCTACTGGGTTAAAACAAATATCAAAAGGTGAGATACGTACTAACTTAGGTCCTACGTAGTTAACTACTCTATCACCATCTTCGAAGTTAGTAACTTTTCTTTGGAAGTCTACAGTAGCAAAACAATTACCGTATTGTATGTAGTCATTAATGAGTTTACTTGTTGTGTTAACAAAGTCAGATTGACTTAACTTGTTCTCCATATATGCTTGTATGATGTCTCGTTTGATCTTAACATCTGAGGTAGCATCTGTAGCTTCAAACCTGAACCATCTCTTCTGAGGAAACAATGCAGCAAAGTAGTTAGCATGTAGATTATCAGCAATTTGTGTTAGCTTAGGTGTAGTCGTTGAGTTAGACCAAGGTAACTTATTATTACTTGTAGTACGAGTATCTGTAGCATAGATATAGTTACGTAACTCTTTCCACTCTTCTAACTTAGAAGAACGAGAGCTATTCCATGAAGACCAACGGTTAGCTATTTCCACAGCTAGGGTATGAGGATCTATAATACTTTCAATGTCAATAGTAGTGCCAGCCATTTTAACTCCAAGTTCCTAGCTATGTGATAATTATATCACAGTGTAATAAATATGTCAACATCTTAAAAGGCTACTCCACCAAACTTAGGGTGAAATACGACATTGTTGTCGGTTTTATGTCTTCTAATTGTTGACATGCTTGGTTTAATTGCTACCTCAACGGCTGCAGCTAAACAGTCTTTGCAGTCATCGTGTGCTGGATTGTAAGATACTAGCTCTTCTTCTAGTACTTGACAGTTACCACCACGGTAATGATACATTTGTAAGTTGTCATACCTTGGTTCAAGAGCAGCAGCTATCCGTTCTTCTTTAGAACCTTGGTGACGATTAGGTCTGTGTTCATCAATCTTTAAAGCTAGACCATTAGGTTTAATGTAGTTATCTTTTAACTCCGTTACGATAGCTGATTGAGCAGCTGTACATTCAGCTCGTAGCTTTCTGAAGTCCCACCTATTAAGTAAGTCTAAGATGTGCCTGAAGTACTCAGAGATCTTATCTGTCTTAAATCTATCAATGTCTAAGACATACACATTGTTTTCGTAGTCAACACCTATTACAACAATAGCTGTGTAGTCAGCTCGTTTACTTACACTATAGGCAAAGTCAACTGCTGCACTAACATTTAACTTCCTACCTTGATACTGCCACTGACCATTATCTCTACTTAAATGTTTACGGTCATAGTACTGAAACTTCTCATAGGCTATAGGTTGTGTATCAGGATCTGTTGGATCGTTGTAGTACTGTGCTCTAAACTGTACCCTATCTAGGTACTGACCTCTCTTCTTAGCTAAGATCTTAATGTCAAAGCCAAAGAACTTACCATCTTTACGGAGTTGTCTAGGCCAAAGAAAATCACCTGTACCATCTCCTCCATCTTCTACTGCTCGTTCTAGTATCTCATAGATGTTTTCTTTACCTACAAGTTCACCCTTGTCTGAGTATATGTCTTCTTCCATACCCATCAGGTCAGAGTACAAGTCCTTAGGGTGATACCTAGTACCTACCACCCATTCCTTAGCTTCACTACCCTCAATAGATGATAGAAGTGAATACTGTGACTTAACTTTGTTTCGTCCCTCACCAGTGTAAGCATTCTCAAAAACAACTACATCATCGAGTACAGCAATATCGCAGTGCATCCCTGTAAGAGAAGTAGTAAGACCACCAGTGAAAATAGACGGATCACGTATTGCTTCTTTCTTTCTGTCAGGATGATCTAAAGCAATCTCTGAAGTAGTCCACTTCTCTCGTTTACTTTCATCTTTGTTTAAGTGTTCAGGCCAATACTTTTGGTGTATGTCTGATTCAAATATGTTCTTGATAAACGAGAGCTGTTTCTGAGCTAAGTTAGATGTAGCTGAGATATACAAAATTCTTAGGGTTGGATTCTTAGTTAACTCCCAAGCAACCCTGTAAGCTACCATAGCTGACTTACCATGATCACGAGGAAATAAGAGAAGCTGATGTGTCTTAGCATCTTGTCTAGTCCACCACTTGCAAACATCCTCGTGACAGTTTCCTAGTACACGTTGAGGAGCTACAAGTTTAATGAATGTAACAAGACTACGTTCAGCAGCCTCTCTTATCTCATGGATGGTTGCCATACTATACTGCTGTTGAACCACTCATGTCAGACTGAGCCATCACCCATGTATAACACTTAGATAAGAAGTCATCACCAGCAGTAGCTTCGATTGTAGCTAGAGGTGCATTGTATCTTCTAAAATCTACTGGATGTGTGTCATCTGTAGGCGTAGCTGTTGCGTACCCTGAGCAGTCAACCATTACTGAGAAGTTATCATTTAGCTCTCTTGTGATTGATGCAGTTACTATTCTAAAGTATGCACCCGAAAATGCTGTGCCATACTGTGATGTTGATAAGTCTAATTGTATTGCCATGTTAATGACTCCTTTAAGTTGCTGTGTACTCATTACCGTCGGTAATAGCATTTGTAGTAGCAGTCATAGACTCACTACCCCAATCTGTTTTAGCTTTCATTAGCTCAAGATGTTGTGTGTTACGATCAACACAATCTTGGCGTTCTTCTTTTGCCTCACCTTTCATTGCATTACCTGCAATAATGTCATTGATGAGTGTAATAGAGTGACCCATTGCTGTGTAGTCTTGTGCTAATTGTTCTGGTGTTCTGTCTTTCATTAGTTATGCCTCCAGTGCTGTTATACGTGCTTCTAAAGCATCATTTTTAGCTTTAAGTTCTTGGACTGATTTGATTAGTGGAATTACAAACATTTCATAAGCTATAGACTGAGTTGAAGTTGCATCATCTTCATCAGTAAGTGACCATCCTCCAAAATCAGTAATACTATTAGTATCTAAAGATGATTTTACTTCTTGTGCAATTAAGCCATACATCTTTTTATCGTATGCACTTTTATCTTTCCATTTATAAGTGACAGTTCTTAATTGGTTTATAAAATCCAAACCACAAGATGTATTAGTTTGTATATCTTCTTTTAAACGTTCATCAGATGGTCTTGTCCAAGAAGCATTTGAAGCAAAGTTATTGTAAATTTGATTTGTATTACCACTACCAATTTGTACTCTATTATCAGAGTTTACTGTCATATCATAACCAATAGCAATCCTAGCAGTACCACTAGAACCACCATCACAATATGTTCCAATCATGATATTTTGAGAACCTGTAGTAATTGCATCACCAGCTTTATAACCTATTCCTATGTTATTTGAGCCTGTAGTGGTTGCAATTAAAGCCTCTTTGCCTAAAGCATTATTATTAAGCCCTGTAGTATTATTTCTTAAAGCATCATGTCCAACTCCTACATTGCCAGATGCTGTATTTGATCTAAGAGCAGATTCTCCTACAGCCACATTGTTATTACCCTGTGTATTAGAAAGAAGGGATGCCCAGCCAACAGCTACGTTTTCACTGCCTGTTGTAATGCTGTTACAACTAAAGTAACCAAGAGCTACATTCTTACTACCAGTTGAAGCATCTGCTAAAGATGAAACACCAACTGCTGTATTTTCATGTCCATCACCAAGGTTTGATAGTGAGTCGTAGCCAACAGCAACATTGTTATCACCAGAAGTTAGAGATGCAAAAACATCTACTCCTAAACCAGTATTATAATTAGCAGAACTAATAGTTCCTGTAGCATCATCACCTACCATAATAGAAGATGTACCAAAGGTTTTAAATGTTGGACCTCCACCACCTCCACCACCTGAAGGTGTAGCCCAAGAAGAAACTCCAGAACCATTGGTAGTCAGAACTTGTCCGTTTGTTCCATCGGCAATAGGTAAGGTGTAGGTATTACTAATTTTTACTGTATCTGTTGCCCCACCAAGAGCAATTTGATTAGCAGTCGTACTTATTGCACCATCGCCAATAGCAATACTGTTAGCTTGTGTAGCTTTTGACAGTTGACCTAGAGCAATGCTGTTAGCACCCGATGCACCATAAGTTGAAGATTGACTGGTAATACCTAACGCAATGGAACTGGCACCACCAGCTCTACTAAAACTATTTGCAAACGAGCTAGCACCTTTAGCATAAGCCCAATTACCTAGCCCAACTGCGCCATCACCAGAACTTGGGTCAGCAAATACATTTGCACCTATAGCTACTGAGCCAGTTCCATTACTTGTTGTGCTTTGCCCTATAGATATAGTTCTTGTACGTGCTGATGCTGAAGACCCTATAGCAACAGGCATATTTCCTACACCAGTAGAGTTAATACCCATTACAATTCCATATTCCCCATTACTTGCAGAGCCTAAAACAGCAAAAGAACCTGTCGTAGTAGCTGATGCACCAACACCAATAGCTACTGCATTAGTTCCAGTAGCAGAAGGGGCAGTAGAAGTACCATCGTAGTTTTCTGCAAATAAATCTGGTGAACTACCGCCACCACCTGAAGGTGTAGCCCAAGATACAGTACCTGAACCATCGGTAGTCATCACTTGGTTAGCACTGCCGTCTGCCGTAGGGAGACTATAGACATCAGATATTTTAACTGGAAGACCTGCGCCAGCAATGGAAACTCCACCACTTACATTTGATATAGCATTTTTGCCGATAGCTACATTATCCCAAGTGGCGGAATCTGTTTTTGCTTGCTTACCTATTGCAATAGAACGTGCGCCCCCAGCACCATAAGATGTCCCATTATTCGTGATTGAAAGCGCAGTAGAATTATCAGAATTGGCACGAGAATTAGGCCCAGCAAAGGATAGGTTACCAGTAGCTACCGAGTCTCGTCCCATTGCCATAGCACTTTGACCAGTGGCTTCTGAATTAACACCAAAAGAAACTGAATATTGACCCGAAGCATCTGCGTTTACACCATGCCCAAAAGCATCTGTGCCTGTAGCAGTTGCTTGTCTACCAGTAGTAATTGCATTTGTGCCTGTCGCAGAAGGCTTAGTAGAAGTGCCATCGTAGTTTTCATCAAAGAGGTCTGGTGAACTACCACCTCCACCACCGCCACCTATAGCTGTGCCATTTAAGAGTAAGTTTGTTCCGTCTGAGCTAAGAGCTATAGCAGAACCACTGCCTGTGTGTTTTAAATTAATTGAACCCATTA